GAATCTAAGGACAAGTAACATGAAAAGTATCGTGGAAGTCACGAAGATTAATGAAGAAGAACTTCCACAGATTTACTGTGACATGGATATGGTTCTTTGCGATTTCATTGGTGGGTATGAACAACTTACTGGTAAACAATTTGAGAAAACACCCAAAGACGAGCGGTGGGGTGAAATCAAAGGTAAGAAAGACTTCTGGCACACCTTACCTTGGATGCCTGGCGCTCAAAGGATGTGGAAATTGATAAACAAATATAATGCGAATATTTTATCTGCATACTCAAATAGGGATGGAAATAGTCGGAAGGGAAAGAAGTCTTGGTTATCCAAGAATGCAAAACCTACTGGTAAAATCCATCTTGTACAACGTGCAGATAAACAGAAGTATGCCACTACAGACGGTAAACCTAATATCTTGATTGATGATTATCTCAAAAATATCAAGGAATGGGAGTCTGCTGGGGGCATTGGGATACATCATACATCCCCAACAAACACTATTTCTCAGCTTAAGAGAAATGGATTTAGATAAATAGATAAGTAAACTTTAAACTAGGAGAACTATCATGGCCCTATGGGGAAATACAGATGCAGATGAAGCCAAACCAAAGTGGATGACATCAGCAGAAAAAGCAGACGTTTTCGCAACCGATAGAGGTTGGGTAAAACTTAACGGCAAAGGACTTGAAGAAGTTATTTGTTCAATCGGTGGATTGTCAACAGCAGTTGGCGGTGCAGATATTAACACAGCAGCATTCGTTTCAACAGCGTTTGACGTAAGTGCTGGTGGTAATGTTGATGTAAGAGTTACTTACAATGAGAAGGTAACTGTTACAGGTTCACCAACTCTTGTAATCACTAACTCACAAGCAGGTGGCGGTTCAGCTGCAACTAAGACTGCAACATATCAGTCTGGTTCTGGAACTAACAAACTTGTGTTTAGATGTACAATCGGTGCGGGCGGTTCAACTGTCTCTGCTGATGACGTATTATCAATTGCATCACAAAACATTGCACTTGCTGGTGGAACACTAAAGGATACTGGTACAACAGTTAACTCTGGTAGAGCAGTTCCTGCTGGTACAGCAACACTTACAGCGGTTGCATAAGTAGTATAAACAACGGAGTATATAATGGCAAAAAATGATAAGACACTAAGTGTTAGTGAAATTGAACAGAAAAAAGTAGATTTGCAATCTGACTTGGACAAAGTGACAAGTCAATTGCAAAATATGGATAAGATGAAGGTGCAGTTACAAGCACAGGGGAATGCACTATCTGGTGCGATTCAACAGTGTGATGTGTTTCTAAACCTATTAGGTGAGTCGAGTCCCGACAAAACAGTACCCTCGCAAGACGATAGTGCGGCAGTAAATACTGCACTGAGTTGAGGGATTAAATTAACTAAGGAGAAAGAAAATGGCAGATAAAAAAATTACTGCACTTACAGATTTGGGTGCCGGAATAGCAGCAGAAGATTTACTTCATGTTATTGATGACCCATCTGGCAACCCTGTAAACAAAAAAATTAGTGTTGCTAACTTTTTCAACAACGTACCAACTTATATCGCATTAGACGATACAGTACAGGTTGTTGATACAACTACAGAAGCGGTTAACGTAACCTCTTCTATTTCGCATATCAACACAGCAGTAGCTGGTGGTGCTCATGCGGGCGCACTTGCAAATGGAACTAACGGACAAATTAAAATCCTCACAATGGTTGCTGATGGTGGTAATTCTGTTGTTACTCCAGCAAATGCAAATGGTTTCTCAACTATTACATTCGCTGATGTAGGTGATACTGCAACTCTAATCTTTACTGGTAACAAATGGAACATTATTAGTTCTCATTCTGTTACAATAGCATAAGGAGATTACTATGAGTGAGCGACTAGGTGCAAACGGAATGCCAATGGAAGTGAAGGATGAATCTTCTGAGATGATTTCTGAAATTCTTGAGGTGAACCCGAATAAAAAATCTAAAAAAGCAGAAAAGGAAGAAGAGGATTCACTTTCTTCTGAATGGACTGCTGATGAGGACGTAAAAGATGAAGAACTTTAAAAATCATATTGCTGAGGAAGTCTCGGCAGATGGACACGATTTTCATAATGACGTTGCGAATCCAAAAACCATTGAACGTATCAATGCGTTCTTGGGTGCAATGGGACAAATCGAACATCTAGTACCAGAACATGCATTGGGCAAACTAAGAGAAAGACTAGGTAGACTAGGACTTTCTTTTGGTGAAGTTGCAATGACTGAAGATGGTGGTAAAATGTCTATGCCTCTTACACAATTTGGTGGAAGAAAAGGTAAAGACGAAAACGGTGATGACATTGATGACGATGGTATCTCTCACAAAGTTGAGGGTGGATTGTCATTAGAAATCACTCACGAGACTACAGGTAACGGAACACATTTTATCAAGACTAAAATCGTTTAGTAGCGGTTTATATTATGTTTGAGAAGATAACTAATGATAATGTCATTATGTTTGCTATAAAACACTATGACAATCCACAATGCGAAGGTGAATCAGAGTTCCACGATGACATGAAACGCTTTAAATATATTAAGCGTCTATTGAGAAAATATCGGGAACATGGTGAACTGAAGGAACGACTTATACTAAACCATATGATTGTAGTCAATAATGTGTTTGGTGCTGAGGCAGGTTCTACTTTGTTAATTTTTAAGATTGAACCAGAGTTTTGGTCTGTTCTTAAAACATTTATGAACTTTTTGGGAATGCTCCCAGAAGGTGAACTAGAACAAGTAGAAGAAGATGAAACCGTTAAGGAAGTACTAGAGAGAATATAAATGGGCAGAGCGATTGATTTATTTGTTACATACCGTTTCGTTAAATTGTTAACGACACCGTTTGAAAAGACTGATGCATTCAAAATGGGCATCATCGACAAAGACGGTTTTCGTACAAAGAAGATACTGTATAAACAAGCAGAACAGAATGCATACACAGTTTTACATAAACTTGTATTCAATATTAAACGTATATTTGCAAAGGTGCCTGGACTTAGAACAAGACTAGGAACATATGCTGCAGCCCTATTTCTTTTAAAAGATACTTTCAAAGAGCATGTTGAAGACCCAGACATGTTTGAAAAAGGATTAATGGAATATCTTAAACAACAAGGCGTTGAATTCGATGACACTATTGTGGAAGAGGTTACTCTCGACAACGGTAAACTGAGTAAAGGTATTTACGTTCTAACCCAAGATGTTGTGACAACAGAAGCAGAAAATGAGATTGATGCTTTAGAGGGTGATGAAGTAGAAGTATTTGAGGACAGTCCCCCAGAAGATACCATTCTAGGTGTTGATGTGTTTGGTGTTGTCCACAAAAAAACAAAACAGAAGATATATGTATCTTCTGAAGATATAAAAGAACTAGACATAGGAGACCTATTATGAGTCTGAAATTTGACAACATAATGAAGAAGTTCTATGACGACCCTAAGTTGGGCATACAGTCTGAAGATGCACCTACAAATGCATCTGGTAGTGCAGTCGCTGGAACTGGTGATGATAGCTCTACTGTGGTAGTCAAGAAAAAGAAAAATCCATACGATGGTAGAACTAAAGAAGCAAGAAGTTTCTTTAAACGTATGGCAGAACGCAGAGCAAAGCGTGAAGCGAAATCAAAACTCGCTCAAAAAGTAGAAGAAAATACACTTAATCGTGAACACGAGTATCTACTTGCAGAAGATAATGTTGACGTACTAAAGAACATTGTCAAAAACAAACAAAACAAAAACATTAAATTTAAAGATGGTTCTATGAAAGTAGACTTGTTTACTGCATCAGCAATCACACAGGTGTTTGATAAAGTTAATCGTTCTAACCAACAAAAGATGAAGAACATGATTAACGGTAAGAAAGCACAGTTTATGAAGATTGCAGACTTTGCCTTATCAAAGGTAAAGTAAATTGAAAACCTTTTTACAGTTTGAACAGTCGTATTCCTATGCGTTGGGAATGTACAAACCAATTGCAGATTTAAATGCTGCATCTGGTGATGGACAACTTACCAAAGCAGATTTGGACAACGTAGAGAAATATGCAGACAGACTATATAAGAGTGTAGGAATTGACGTAGAATTCACTCGTCATTTCTTAGATAGAGTAAATGATGCACGAAACAAGAAACAGATTACTGTGGCGGAGCTTATACGGATGTTTAAGCAATCTTATAAGAAGCATGGTAAGAAGATTGCACAACTCGGCCCAGACGCCGAAGCAGTCTTAAACGATATGCAGACGGACGTTAACATGCCGTTTGTATTAAAATGGGATGGTAAGGAACTAGACTTAGTTGCAAAGACAGTTATGAGAAAGAAATCATTTGCAACGTCTAACCCCAAACTATCTTTTAAATAAAAGGAGACAGAAATGAAAAATTGGATTAAATCAAGAATAGAAGAAAGAACTTCATGGGATGGAGCTGCTCTTATTGCTCTTGGTGTAGTCATGCTCATCGCAAGTCCGCTTGCAGACATAGCAGCTTATATTGCTATTCTATATGGTGCATGGACAATTTGGAAATCTGAGTAGGATTTATACAAATGAATATGAAGTTTAGTATTGGTGTATTAGTCGCAATTGTTTTACAGGTATCAGCATTTGTCTGGTGGACTGCTCAACAAGCACAAACTATTTCACAACTGAATGAACAAGTATCTGAATTGACTAGTCGGTTTGCAGTCGAAGATGATGTTAACATTAAACGTGACATTGCAGATTTAAAAGCAAAGACTGATGATATGGATGCTTGGATTACACAAAACTATGAGGACATTAACAGTTTGATTGGTTTTGCTACATTCACGGAGAATAGATGGGCAAGCGAATATGCAAACGACCCCTCTTATGAGAGGAAGTTTGGAACTAAGGCGCCTAAAGAATGATGAGACTATATGCAATTTTAATTGTAGTCGGTTTGCTGGGTGGTGCAGCGTATGGTGCAAAATACTATTACGACACCACCCAAGCAACTATTGCTACATTGCGTGATAACAATGCAAAACTAGAAGTTGCGAATGAAACAAACCAAGCAACTATTGAGAAGATGGGACAGGATTCAAAAAGACTGAATGAACTGAACTCTGAACTCAATGCGAATTTACGCAAGTCAGAAGAATATGGTGACGAATTGCGTAATACGTTAAACAAACACAACCTAACGCATCTTGCAAACAAGAAGCCAGGGTTGATTGAAAAGAGGATGCAGAATGCGACAGATAAACTTTGGGATGACCTTGAGTCTATTACTAGCGACAACGCTAGTACTGAGTAGTTGTTCTACTTTTAGACCTGAGGCAGAAATTGTAGTACAAACAAAGATAGTAGAAAAGACTATCCCTACAGTTCAGCATCCAAAACCAGTTCAAATGAACAAGGTTAAGATTTATGTTGTTTCTCCCGAAGAGAACTATGAGGAATTCCTTACAGAGTATTCGGCGAAGAACGGTGCAGACTCATATATTGCGATAAGTGTGAAAGACTATGAAAACCTATCTAAGAACTTTGCAGAACTTAGACGTTACATAGAACAACAAAAACAGATTATTGTATATTATGAGAAAGCAGTTGCCCCAACCCCAGAGGAAGAGGACAACGAAAAAACAGGAGAAGAGTAAATGGAATATTTACAACTTATAACATGGGACTTAATTGTTCATCTTGCAATGACATGGTGGCAGTTCACAGTGGTGGGAGTTCTTATCATTGTTGGATTTATCATTAATATGCTTGATGACAAAGAAGGTACAAAGCGTGTAGGATTTGAATACAAAGAAATGCCTCACATGAAACCAATTCCAATCCCAACAAAGGGAAAGGGATTTTGGAAAGCAATCTGGATGTGGTTGACAGGAAGTCGCCATTGGATTGTTGCAAAGGACTTTCACTACACAATAGATGCAGTTGAATATGTGATTCCTAAAGGATTCCAATTTGACGGAGCATCCATACCTAAGTTCCTACACACATGGTTATCACCAACAGGTGTATTGCTTATGGGTGGATTAGTACATGACTATGCTTACAAGTATGCTACACTTAAAAGAAAAGGTAAAGGTACTTGGGGTATGATGACTCAAAAAGATGCAGATGTTATTTTCAGAGATATCAATATTGAAATTAACGGATTCAAATTTTTGAATTATCTTGCTTACTGGGCACTAAGACTTGGTGGCTTTGTTGCATGGAATGGACACAGAAAAGCAAGTAAGAAGAAATAGTATGGCGACTGTAAAGACGATTGAAACCGAAGTAGAACTTTTAAAAAGAGAAGTTGGAGACATGAAGAAAATTCATGTCCGACTTGATTCTGCAATTGAAAAGATTGCAGAGGTGTCATCGTCTTTACATACCATCATGGCGGTGCATGAAGAGAAACTAATAAGACAGGAAGAAGCTTTGAACGAACAAGAAAAAGAGTTTAAGACAACTGTTCTAGAATTGCACAGTAGAATCACATCCAACGCTAAAGAAAGTACCACTCAAATGAATGAGATGGAACGTAGACTCGTGGATGCCATGAGTGAACATAACAAGACTGAATCTGAACATTTCAGACAGTTAAGAAACGAATTATCAACCAGAGTAGGTGTTCTGGAAAAATGGAGATATGTCCTTATTGGAGGCTCCATAGTCATCGGATTTGCATTAACTGAGATATTACCAATTCTTATGTAAATCTATTGACATTGACGGTGAAATCCTGTATATTATGACTTATGAATTATATCGACACAAAGTATATATCCCTTATATCCCCTCGTCTGAGGAACTTTAAACGAAAGACTGACTATCTTTGGCAGTTCTCTTGTCCATATTGTGGTGATTCACAAAAGATACGGACGAAGGCAAGAGGGTTTATCTATAGAACAAAGAATGACCTTTTCTATAAATGTCATAACTGTGCTATGGGTACAAGTCTATCAAAACTGATAGAACATGTAGATTCAAATTTACACAAGGAATATGTACTAGAAAGGTACAAGGAAGGTCTTACATCCAATGGTCGAGGAGATAGGACGCCTGGAGCAGGTATTAAGACGCCTGACTTCAAGTTTAAGAAACCTGTATTTCGCAAGTCTCTTAAACTGGATTCATTTTCGCAACTTGAAAAAAATCATCCTGCTACCAAATTTTTATTGGAAAGAGGCATAAGTGAAGAGCTGTGGAATGATATATATTTCTGTCCAAAGTTTTTTGAATATGTCAATGGACATGTTAAAGACAAGTTCCCCTCTCTAGTTGGAGACCATCCTCGTATGGTTATTCCATTCAGAAAAGAGGATGGAGAGGTCTTTGCATTTCAAGGACGGGCATTTGGGGATGAACCCCAAAAATATATTACTATTATTTTGGATAAAGAACATCCCAAAATATTTGGTTTAGATAAGGTTGACAAGAACAAAACAATATATGTTGTTGAAGGCCCTATCGACAGTCTTTTTCTAAAGAACTGTATCGCAGTTGCTCAAAGTGATTTGCGTGTTCCCCAGTTCAAAACCAATGCGGTACTCGTTCCAGATAACGAACCTCGCAATGAACAGGTCTGTAAACAGATAGAACGCTGTATTGATGAAGGATACAGAGTTGTCATCTGGCCACAGGACGTTGAAGAAAAAGATATTAACGACATGATTCTTGCTGGAAAAACCTCAGCAGAGATTCAAGAACTTATACATAACAACACCCACGAAGGATTGCAGGCAAAGACTGTTTTCAATTCTTGGAAAAAAACATATTGAATTAGGAGAAATAACACATGGCCCTTGAGAACGTAGTAACATTCCCAAGTGCTGAGGGAACAACTGGTCTCGACCACCTCGGCATCCAAATAGACAGAACAAGAGACAAAGATTTATCAGAACAAGCATACAAACTACTCAAGGACTATTATTGTAAAGACGAAGAACAATCACCACAAGAAGCATATGCAAGAGCATCTGTTGCTTATTGTGATGGAGACTTAGAACTAGCACAAAGAATATATGATGCAGTATCTAAGGGTTGGTTCATGTTCGCATCACCAGTATTATCAAATGCACCAAGGCCTGGACAGAAAGCAAAGGCACTTCCTATTTCGTGCTTTCTAACTTATGTACCAGACTCACTTGAAGGACTAATCGACCATACTGCTGAGTTGCGTTGGTTGTCAGTTAAAGGTGGTGGTGTCGGTGGACACTGGAATGATGTTCGTGCAATCTCTGATAAAGCACCAGGCCCTATGCCTTTTCTTCATACGGTAGATGCAGATATGACTGCATATCGTCAAGGTAAAACTCGTAAGGGTTCTTATGCGGCATACATGGATATTTCACATCCAGATATTATTGAATTTTTAAATATGCGTGTACCAACAGGTGACGTAAATAGAAAGAACCTTAATCTACATCATGCAATCAATATCACTGATGATTTTATGAGAGCAGTAGAACGAGGTGAAATGTGGGACTTGAAAGACCCTAACGATGCAACTGTAAGAGAAACAATGCCTGCAAGAACTTTGTGGCAACAGATTCTTGAAGTACGTTATCGTACAGGTGAACCGTATCTTAATTTTATTGATACTGCAAATAGAGCATTACCACATACTATGAAAGCAAAAGGATTAAAGATACATGGTTCTAATCTTTGTAACGAAATACATCTGCCAACTTCAGAAGATAGAACAGCTGTTTGCTGTCTGTCATCTCTTAACTTAGAAAAATATGATGAATGGAAAGAAACTAATCTTGTTCGTGACCTTATTCGTTTTCTTGATAACGTACTACAATTCTTTATCGACAATGCTGGGGATGAAATAAGTCGTGCAAGATATTCTGCAACACAAGAACGTAGTCTTGGATTGGGTGCAATGGGATGGCATTCACTTCTACACCAGAAAAGAATTGCATTTGAATCACACGAAGCAAGAGAACTAAATTGGGATGTTTTCAGAACAATTAAAGAACAAGCAAGTCAAGAATCAATTCAATTAGGACTTGAACGTGGTGAAGCACCAGACATGCAAGGAACAGGTAGACGTAATGCACATCTACTTGCAATCGCACCAAACGCTAATAGTTCTATTATTGTTTCTACTTCACCATCTATTGAACCAATGAAAGCGAATGCATATACACATCGTACTCGTGCTGGTTCTCACTTGGTAAAGAATGTATACTTGGAACAAGAATTGAAGAAAGCAAAGAAAAACACACAAGATGTTTGGTCTGATATTATCACTAATGGTGGTTCAGTTCAACATTTGGACTTTCTATCTGATAAAGTAAAAGATGTTTTTAAAACAGCAATTGAACTTGACCAGAATTCTCTAGTCGAACAAGCTGCAGACAGACAAGAGTTCTTATGTCAAGGACAATCACTTAATCTATTCTTCCCTGCTGGTGCAGATAAGAAACAACTTCACGATGCTCACTTTGCAGCGTGGAAACTAGGAACTAAAGGTTTATATTATCTTAGAACAGAGACTTCACAGAGAGCAGAGAACGTATCTCAAAAAGTTGCTCGTGATGCTCTAAAGGATTATGAATCACAAACAATGGAAGCACAGTCACAAGATGAATGTGTCGCATGTCAAGGATAAAGGAAAAGAAATGAAAGTAGAAATTTATAGTAAATCAAACTGTCCGTTTTGTGAAAAAGCAAAACACTGGTTCAAATCACATGGATATGAATATACAGAACATCGTATGGATAATGAAGAAGAAAGACTTGCGTTCTATCAAAGAGTTCCTAATGCTCGTTCAGTACCACAAATCTTTATAGATGACAAACTGATTGGAACATATGATGACTTTATGAAAGTTTCACCAAATTATGTAAAGAAAAAAGGTGGTGGGTTGATGGAGTTCTCTGAAACTTACAAACCATTTCACTACCCTTGGGCAGTTGAAATCACAACAAGACACGAGAAGGTTCACTGGATTGAAGATGAACTTGATTTGTCTGAGGACGTTGCTGATTGGAAGTCTGGTAAAACATCTGTCATTGAAAGAGAATACATTACAAACATTCTAAGACTATTCACACAGTCTGATGTAGCAGTAGGACAAAATTACTTTGACCAATTTATACCTAAATTTAAAAACAACGAAGTACGCAATATGCTTGGTGCATTTGCATCTCGTGAAGGTATTCACCAACGTGCATACGCACTTCTTAATGAGACACTTGGGTTATCTGATGCCGAGTATCATGCCTTCCTAGAATATCAAGAGATGGCAGATAAGATTGAGTTTATGATGGACAGTGACCCTAACACAGTTCGTGGACTAGGACTATCACTTGCAAAGTCTGTTATGAATGAAGGTGTGGCACTATTTGCATCATTCGTAATGTTGTTAAACTTTCAGCGTTACGGTAAGATGAAGGGTATGGGTAAAGTAGTTGAGTGGAGTATTCGTGATGAATCAATCCACGTTGAAGGTATTTCAAAACTATTCAAAGCATACTGTGCAGAACATCCTCGTATTGTTGATGATGAATTCAAATCTGCAATCTACGAGATGGCAAGACAAGCAGTTAAACTAGAAGATAAGTTTGTTGACTTGGCATATAAACTTGGAGAAATTGAAGGTTTAGAGTCCTCTGAAGTAAAGACATATATAAGGTATATCACTGATAGAAGATTACTTCAATTAGGGATGAAACCAAACTTCAAAGTGAAGGACAATCCCCTACCTTGGTTAGAGTGGGTACTTAACGGTGCAGACCATACTAACTTCTTTGAGAACAGAGTAACCGAATATGAGGTTGCTGGTTTGACAGGAAAGTGGGACGATGTTTATGAATCTCAAGTAGCATAGTTAATGATAAAAATAATAACTTGTGAAGGCTGTGATGCAGTCTTTAAAATCCAACATGACATGGAAGAGAGATACTATCCAGTTGCTCATTGCCCCTTTTGTGGGGACAGTCTAAATATAGATAACGAAGATGATATCGAAGTATTTGACGAAGATGAGTAGTTATGTGGACATACAAAGGTGAAGAAGTAAACGAGCTCCCACTCGATTGTGAGGGGTTCGTTTATCTTATTACAAACCTAGCAAATAATAAAAAATATATTGGTAAGAAACTCGCAAGGTTTAAAGTTACCAAACCCCCCCTCAAAGGTCGGAAGAACAAAAGACGTTCAACGAAAGAGAGCGATTGGAAAACCTATTGGGGTTCTTCCGACCACCTTAATGCTGACGTTGAAGAGTTCGGTGAAGAAAACTTCACACGAGAGATTTTGCACTACTGTCAAAGTAGAGGCATGCTTAGTTACCTAGAAGCAAAAGAGCAGTTCGATAGAGAAGTCTTATTGACTGATGAATACTACAACGGAATAATAAACGTCAGAGTTGGTTCATCAAAGGTTCTCAAAGAAGAGCTATGCAAATTTGTTACAATGGGTATG